ACTGGAAATTTTACCCCATCAACCGTAAGACCAAATTGATGCTGTGCAGCATAAGGAAGGTCAGTGGATATAATCCTAACTCCCGGCCCTCCCCTGCTTAGTTCAATACTTCTGAATAAATCCCCAGAATCAAATAACGTCCCACCACCCAGAGCACCCGCTGATCTATTCTTAGCAGCTTGGGAAACTTCCCATGTACTTCCATCAGTAGCTTCCTGCCTTAAAAATCTGGTCTTGATTTGATTGAGTATAAACGCCGCTGCTGTATCTAAAATATCTTCAGTGTTGGTAGCCAACTTTAACTTATCAAGGTCTTTTTTTACTTTCTCAAAGCCTTCAGCTAAGATACTTACAGCCATTTTAAAACTGGTCTATAGGGTCAAGATGCAGGGGGGCAACCCGAATATTGTTATCTACAAGATAAGCCAAATTTCCTGAGAAGGCATCTGCTTTGACATCTTTGGATGGGTTAGTTAGTTGGTATATTTCCCTGCCTTTGATTAGCCCCGATTCCGATAACCACTCAGGAACACCCTTATAACTTTTTCCATCTGGGCTTCCCCGTGTGGCAAACCCGTGATCGTAAGTAATCCTGAAAAGATATTCAAAAAAGAAATCGGGAATTCTTCTACTGATCGTAATCAAATCACTATTGAAACCCGTGACATCAAATTTGATAGTTCCCTGTTCCTTATTAATCTTCAAAAATTTGGGGTCAATAGGAGTTGCACTAGCTAAATCATCTTCAGTAATTCCAAACAAAACTACTACAGGATTTGTATCTTCATTGATGAAAGCATGTGTGGTACGAAATTTTAGATACCTTTCCCCGCGAACTGCGGTATCTCTATTAATAAGAAAATCCTCAACGACACCCACCCTTGCATCAAGATCACCCAACCGAAAAATATCTTTAAGTTGTATAGTCGCAGACTTCAATGACTGATACAGCAAAGGTCTTAAATCCGTTAAATCAATCGCATTAATCCGAAGAATTAAGTCATCAACTGTTGCAAGGGGGAAAGTCATAAAGTTAAACCTGTACTACGTTACTCGATTTTTCAGTAGCAGCTTTTGCCGTAACTTGCTTTATTTTTGCACCCTTTTTTGCCTTGGCTTTTTTGGGGGCTTTTTTGCTCACAGTTTTTCGTTTCTTATCACTGGCAGCAACAGAAACATTTTTTTGAACTACAGGGGTATCTTCAACTTCATCATCAATTTGAAGACTAACTACAGGGAAATCCCCCACACGATCAGGGGCAACGATAGTGAACATAGGTAAATCTTTGTCCATCAAACCACAAAGATTCATACCCATTGTTTCATCTACATTGTAAATGCGCCCTTTGCGATATAAAAAATTATCTTTTAAAAATCGCTTTACGAAAGTTAAACGAACTAACATTGTGTAACCTCTCAGTCTCAGTAAAAAGATAGACCCATATTGCAGAGTCTATCCTTATGCTACAACTAACCTGAAAGAATTACTATATCAATCGTGTCAGTGTCAGCCCAATCGACTGAACCACTATTGTCAAGTGTGACTGTGTTTGCTGCTACAAGTAACAGACCATCCCACGCTTTCAGAGCACCCGCAGCAGTTCTCACCGCAGCAGTAGCACCCGTAGGGGCAAGGTCTTGAGCTTGGACAGCAATTGAACCCGCAGTAACATCAGCAGCATTAACCGTGCGGCGAATGCCTTGGCATCTTCCCATTTCCATAACTGTATCCTCTTAAGTTGAAGGATTGAATCAGGGGGAAATTAATCCCCCCATTTCAACTCGGATTAGCCGATGTTAATGTACTTGACCACTGCTTCTTCTTCTTCAAACTTGAAGTCGATTCGCAGGGTCATGACAATAACGAAAACGCGCTCAGTGATAATCTTGTCAACTTCTACAGACATTTGACGCTGAATACCCCAGATCATGTTTTGCGGGTTAGTGAACAGTCCGTTCACGGCAGGCATTACCGCAGCCCCCTCGACCTTTGTTCCCAAAGCCCAAAGGATAGGTGTTACCTGATCGTTGACGGTATCACCACCATTTGTTTCACGGTTAGCACGAGTGTCTTGATACTCGGTGTAGTTGTCCATAGAAACAAAGTTCTTCAACTGTGCCAGTTGGTTCTTGTACTGATCAGGCAAAGTTTTGATACCGTTCTTGAACATGGTACGTGAAATAACAGCAGCCCCTTGGTCAACCACATTCGAAGTGGCAGCCACAAGGAAACCGTCCAACAGCGCAAGGTACGCATCACCCGAACCAGTGTCACCCAGAATCGCTAATTCTTCTAGGTCAATGGCAACACGTTCTGCCATTAAGTCCATGATGGTATCCTTGAAGTCACCTGTGGGAACACCTGAACCTGTCATGCTTGGGTCGGCATTAATGCTTGCACCACCCTGTTCAATGTTGTCCTCGATGACATCGTAGGGCAACCGAACTTCGGCAATAACTTCCTTGGTAGTCAGTTGTACTTGCTCAGTGGTTGCTTTACTACGCCGATTAGTTGGGGATGTATCTTCATCCAATGCGACACCCGAAATTGCAGGCATCAGGATTCGATCACCAAAACCGATCTTGTCAATGTTACGTTGGGGGGAACTCATCACGATAGTACGCATCTGGTTAAGGATGGTAGGCGTAGTTCTGAGTTTACGAATGAAAGTGGCAGCTTGCTCTGGATTCAACAGACCACCAGAAGCCAAGTCTGCCAGAGTCATATCCGCTTTCTGGATAATCTTACTATTGCTAGACATATTCAATACTCCAATTTACAAAAGTTACAATTCAAAGACTTAGGAAATCTCAACGTCACCGAAGTCCAACAAGTTATCCCACTTTACTGCTTTAACTTTCTTCGGCTCACCGACATCATCATTGTCATCAGCATCCGCAGAATGAGTTGTTCCCGCTAGGGCTTCATCAGTCTTTTTTACCTTGGCTTCCAGATCAGTCAATCGATCAGAAAGGTTTTTCATCGCTTCAGTCTGGGAAGTTTTAAGTTCCGCAAGACCTTCAACGATACCAGTTAAAGATTTGGTCATTGCTGCAATAGCATCATCCGAACCCTTACCTTGGATTTCTTTATCGGATGAATCATCATCCGCATCCGGGTCTTTCGATACTGGTTCTGAATCACCATCTTCAGAATCATCAGCATCATCATCACCGTTTTCATCATCACCCGAAGAATCATCGTCACCTGATTCATCTTCACCAGAATCATCAACAGAACCCGCTGCTGTTTCATCTTCATCTTCCCCATCTTCATCATCCTGCTTGGCTTTCGCTTCCTTCTCAGGCTTTTTCTTGGAAGCTTTCTTTGGGGCTTTCTTTGGCGCGTTCAGTAAACCCTTCTGAACTTCGGTCAAAATTTCTTCAGCCTTGAAAGCTTGAACAGGGATGGTAGAAAGGATTGCTTCGATGTACCCGCCGAAATCCGAAATTGCCTTTGAAACCGCTTCCTTGGTTTCAGCAGCATCACCTTCAGAGAAGATAATATTGCCAACAGTTTCATTCAGAATTTCATTGGCGATATGATAGGAAGGGGCAAACCCTGCTTTGGTAATATTTTCGATAAACGAATTGCTATCGGGGAAGGACAGCAAACCCTTCTCAACTCCGACAACAATAAGAGCAGCATCATCCGAAATTTTCAATGCAACTGCATCTTCCATTTCATCAGACTTGGTAAACATCAGGGTTACGGTTTCATCTTCCGCAATGTTTACGTGATCAACCTCAAAGCCACCTTCATTCAGGGCTTTGGTGTAGGCATCATGATTGGCTGTTTTGGCTAATACACAGGCAACAACAGCAGGCAATTGTGGTTCTTGTTTCCAGACAAAAAGATTTGAAATATTCATGGTGGATTCTCCATCAGATTTTACGATACGAAAAGGAATACGATTCGCACCACGCTTAACTAGAGAGATAATATTCACATCCATTTCCGATAATTCACGGGCTTGGATTATTACTTTTTTACGAGTCATTGTGTATATACCTCAACGAAGCTAAATCGGTGTGCATGGTCATTGGTCTCTTCGGTAATAGTACCTCGCTTGATAAGGTGAATATGATTAGTGTCATCATCTACAGTTTGACCTCCAAGAAAATTTCCGTCTTCATCGAAATTAACTTTAAAGATATGTTTATGATTCTCCTGTTTATCAGTTTCACCTTTTACAAACTCTGGAATTTCAATTTCCAGTTCAGTATCTTTACCTTGCCCTACACCATCTAATGAGAAGCCATTAATCTCCCCACTCTTTATAAGTTCCCAAACGGCATCATCCATAATTTTAATTCCTGTGACCCATGCATCAACAATAAAATCTGGGTCTCCTTTGCGAACTATAAAACTTTCGACCACAGCAGCGGCAATTTCTTCCCTGCTATGATTTACATCAACCTTTGTGACCCTTCCATTTGCAAGAAAATTATGACCCATTTCCCGCACGGTCTCGATACTCATAAAATCATTATCTGAATCGGGAGTATTAGGAACATAGACTTCAGCGTAAACAATCTGTAGTTCCTCATCTATTTTTTTAATATTCATTAAATGATGTTTAGTTACACTCTCGTCTTTTTCGAATTGAGAAAAACAAACCGCAAGCCTTTGGTCTTCAGCAGGGAAATCTTCGATTGCCGTTGGGTTACTCATACAACGCGCAATAAATTTATCCCTTGATTCACCCGTATTAGGTGTGGGTAGTGGCATCTTTTCTCAAAGCCAATAAACTATAATGGATAATTTAGAACTACCTAACGCGAATCGCAAGGATTTTTTGATACTAAGATCAAATGATTATTCTTCTTCGAATGTAAATTTTCCTGTCTCAAGATCAAGTTCAGGAAATAGGTCTTCAATCTTTTCATCTGTATCCACATTTGAAACATTATCACGCGCAGTTTCTTCTACGGAAACAACATCATTTTCCATGTGATCGGAGTCTATGAAACTACCATCAGCCCATGTAAGGAAACCATCACCAGATGAATTTCTGATTTTAGCCATTAGAAATTACCTCCAACAAATTTAGGTTGTTCTCCAAAAGGAACCAGATTATCCCACATACCCCACCTACTAAAACTTGCACGTAATTGATCAAAGACTATTTCATTTTGAGTATTGGAAAGAATTATATCCAGTGGGACATATCTTGCTTCTTCCCCCAATGCCCTTACTATTGCTCTATTTGCAGCTTCGTGTCTGGGAAGGTACATGTAATATCCTTCAAGTCTATACCCTGCATCAGAAAATTTATTCATACGGGTCACAGCTTGCAGGGAATTTTTCAGAGTCATATCATGAACCACATTAAGATTCATTCTTCTGGCTATCGCAGTTATTTCATCAAATAGATAGGAAGATTCCAAGTGAAGTTGTCCCGCATTCCACCCTTTGAATTCTGGCAACAATTTCTTGATTGCATCACTATCCATTATCAATGTCCTACGTGCATCCACAGGCCCACGCCCACCAGAGAACCATGATTTACCAGACCCACCGCGCCCACCTAAAACAGTGTATGTTGGGATTTCATCCGCAGCGGTCTTGGCTTTGTGTAATCCATTGCTAAGAATATTAGAACGGTTTAAAGCTAAGGTTTCTTCATCGAAACCAAGAATAACTTTTCTCACAATTTTCCTATGAAGCAGTTTCCTTGAAGCAGACCATACACCATTTGCATCCCTGAATGCCTCAAACGTAGGTTGCACACCATCTAACAGGTCTTCAAACTTCCTGATAGCAGCAGCATCTTCAACAGACAAAGCACCTATTATTCCTTCTTCCGTTACTGCTGTATCTCCCGCAATATAATAATCTGAGGATGAAGTAAAAGGCTTGTCTGGAATTTTCTGACCGGGGCGCAATGGATTTGGTCGTTGTACAGTTCTAGGTGCGCGAACAAATTTCAGCAACCCCCTGCATCTTGGATGATATGGGGGAGTATCCCAACCCTTAGCCCTCAATTGTTCTGAAGTCATTGCCGTTAAATCTTTTACAGCAGCCTTACTTTGCAGTGGAAAAGGTGCAAGGATTTTCAAATCAGTGGGGTCAGTTATTCTTATCTGGGTATCCAGTTTTGCCAGTGCAGGGGCAACCTCAAATCTCTTGCCGTGCATCCTTCTACACACCGGACAAATCCTGCTATCCAATTGTTCATTAACAATATAATGAGTTACGCCCCGTGAAGATGCTTCAGCCACAAAACCATAATTAGCCATTCGTGACATCTGAAGGGAGGAAGCAACACTTATCATACCCCCACCAATATTACCTGCCCCAACATTCAAAGCATTCCTTATATTAATAGGATTGATTTTCTGAACATTGACTGAACCACCTTTGCTAAACTCTTCTTCCTGCTGTTCTTCAAAAGTAAGCCGCGCTTCCAGTTTTACAGCCAATTGCAAAAACCGTTTTCGAACTGTGATCATTGCCTGATCTAATTGGATTTGAAATTGATTGGTAGCAATTGGAACCAACTCAAGAGCATTTGGATTTAAAACCACTTGAAGATCAAGCGTATTCCCATTGATCAAAGCACCACCGAAAACCAAACCTGTTTTAAGAAGTGTATTTATTGATTTGAGTTTTCCCCTGTACAAAAGAGATGTATTGATAGTGTCAACTATCTCAGTAACCTTTTGCAAATCGTGATCTAAAATGGCAGCTTCAATCTGGGGTACAATCCGTCTTTGAATTTTATTCCATTGGGGTAGAACCAATGCTTCTAGGGATGTTTCCAAGTCAAGATAGGCTTCTACTTTGACTACCATTTTTTTAACCTAGCTGATGTGTATGCTTGTTAGTAGAACCTGTTGTATTTTCTTCAGCATCCCACGTATGGGTATGCCCTTCCGCTTCAGATGTAACCCCACCTTCTTCAAGAATATGGATGTGATTATTTACACCACCCGGCCCTGTGGAATCACCTACTTCAACCCCACCATGCTCAGCCTTGGGTACACACACACCATTACGCCTAACCTGACCTTCAGGGCAAGGGGGAGGGGTGGTCGGATGCTCAGCCTTATCTACACACTTACCATTCCGCAAAACCTGACCTTCAGGGCAAGGAGGGTGAGAAGCTTTAATTTGGGAAACAGCCCCAACCAATTCAGACATCCCAACATTATCATGTTCAACTGAGGCATATAATTTATTACTGGTAAGCATGTGAACCATATCTAATTCAAAAGCATTCAAAACTTTTAGACCATCTGCCAGTGCTTTCAAATCTTTTTGTGGAAGTTCCTTGGTCAGACTTCTTACCTGAAGATCAGAAATTACACCCAGATAAGACAGATCAACTTTTGCAACCGCATTTCCTGTACTGGCTTCAAGTTGGTCATCATCCACAAAATCTTCAACATGTGGGTTGCGTACTTGATCAGCAGAACTTGAACCACTAAACCTTTCCGCAATTTCATTCCCATCTTCTTCCTCCAATGGTTTAAGATTTACACTTCCCACCAGATTAAGATTTTCTATTAGTCCATTCTTAGTAATAGCCCCCGCATTCATTGCAGTTCTCAGGGTATCAAGATTTGTTTCGGCATCAGCAACAGTCAGGGGTTTCGATTTGATACGATAAACACCATTGGTTATTTCCTTCATTACCGTATTATTAAACACTTCATCAAACTCCATTCTCTCAGGTTGAAATACCTGAGCTTCAGCTAAAGTATAAGAAGCGAAAACGGAAGCATACGAATAATCATCTGCCTTACCGACAAACAAGGGGGGCAACCGAAATGAGGCGCGAACTCTCTGCTCACATCGAGTATCATAATTTTCAAACATGGAATCCTGTTGCCGATCAGACCCGAAAGATTCTATATCCACTTTCACACCACCACCCTTATCAATGGTTCCTGAAGTGCTTTGAATATCAGCAACAATACCTTTCAATTTGTTTCGGGCTTTTCCCGCAAGCAATCCTTCCAATTGTTTTCGGGCTTTCTCAGCCATTGCACCACCCGTAATAAATATCATCAACGGGGGAATACCTCCCGCTGCAAAATATTCAAGATTCAATTCTTCAGCAGAACGGGAACCAATAACGGAAGGCAGATTATTCAACCAACGGGGAACACCATAGGGGGAATTTGCTGCTCTGTGAACAGTCAGGTAAATTATTTCAGAAGCCCTTTCTTCAAATGGTAATCTCAGACCAGTAGAAACAAAAGTACCACTGACTTTTGCAAGATCACGAGTAGAACCAAACTCCTTGAAATATATTTTTCTACGACTAACTAACTGCACAAACCTTCTTTCACGAGTCAAGGTTTGAATTTTCATTGCAGTCCCACCACGAATTAAAGTTTTTTGTGTGGGTACAGCATCACCTAATTTCATTAAACGAATAGTTTTAGATTCCAAAGTTCTCATGAAAATAATTTCATCTTTGGGATTTCTGATTATCTCGATACAAGCATACCCAGAAATTTCTAGTTGTCTCCGCATCTGTCTACGAAGAGTCACAAAAGAAACAGTGGGGGAAACCTCCATCAAAAATTCTTTGACAGGCTGAAGAGTCTTGGCTTCTTCCTCATCTATTTCTTCCCCATCAGTCCTGACAATATCAAAACCTGTTCCATCAATATTAACCTCCATAGCAGAGATACATTGATTCAAAGCATTGTTTTGCTCAACAAGGGAATAGTAAATATCTGGGGAAATCTCTGGTTGTATAATTGAAGTGGTATAGCTATTCAGAAACGTATCTTCAATATCCAGAGCATTTGAAGTTATCTGGGGTTCCGCTTTTATAATCGCAGTTATATTGGTTTCCAATTTTCGGACATTGGAAGGGGCAGTTTTTTTACGTTTGCGGGTAGCCGCAGTTTTTAATTTGGTAGTCTCAGCCATGCCAAACCCAAAAAAATAATCGGAAGGTGGAAAGTGTATATCCTCCTAACCGATTATTCTACAGTTTCAGGTTCAGTACAACCTATTTCACAGCAGCTTTCCACTCCGCAGCAAGCCCCCAATTGTCAGCACACACAGGGCCGAAACCCGCAGTGACCGAATTGGCTTGGGTCAAAGTCTTGTTACAGAAACAACAAGAGCCGTGTTTGTGTCCGTAATTGGAAGCAAATCCCGCAGGGTCAATTGAAAGTTCTTTCAACACAGCCCCAACTTCATCAGTTGCACTATGGGTTTTTTCCCAACTTCCAGAAGCGTCAACCCGTCCGTACCAGATATTTTCCCCGAAAGGTTTTCCATCCGTTACATTTATGGTTCCCGGTTTCTTTGCCTTGGCTCCCGCAAGTGACAACATCACAGTTCCACCTGATTCAGTAGTCAGGCTAATCTTCGGGTACTTCAGATTTCCCTTGGCTTTAGTGAACAGTTCGATCACTCCCGAAAAATCCCCAACCCTTTCTTTGGGCATTTCTGGGGCAGGAGAAGAAAAGTTTTTAGTCTGGGCAACTAGACTTTCAACAAAATTCCATTGCTTGTCAGACAGGGAATTATCATGTTGACCATTCTTAATGTATTGACTCACCAGAGAGTAAGCAGCATCCGCAGCCTTCTCACTATAAGGATGAGTGTGAAGCAGCGTTTCTAATTCCACTGCTAAAGATTGTTTGTTTGTCATTTCCATCATTCTTTCCTAAGTCGATGTTTGATACTAAGATCAAAAAAGCCCCCGAAGGGGCTAGTGGATTAAGCGCGAAAGATAGCAGCCATTGAATAGCGACCATAAGGAAAACACATTTCATGTCCATCCATGTCAAGGCTAACTCCAACAGTCTTAACTCCGTACATATCAGTGTTAAGAGTAACCCGCTTGGCAGTACGCTTGATAACAGTTGCGGTAAAAACA